TTCGACGCTGCACCGGATGAGCGGAAACAGATGGCACAGGTAAGCACGGCCGAGCCTGTGCCCATGAGCACCGGTGGGCAAACCAGCACCGTGGAGCACGTCACGGAGGCACGCACGGTGGGCGGGGTTACCGTCAACGCGCCACCTATCAGTATCAGTTTGACGTTCAACGGACCGGCCGAGGTGGGAAAGGTCAAAACGGCCGTAATGGAGGCGGGCCAGCGCGTGCAGGAAACTTTTGCCGAGCAGATGGAGAAGTACCAGCGAGAGAAAGCGAGGGTGGCATATGTCTAAGTACATGACGATAGCGGGCGACACGTGGGACTATATCGCCTATACGCAGCTGGGGTCCTGTGATTACGTTCACCACTTGATGGACGCCAACCGGGAATATATCGGTACGGCCGTCTTTTCGGCGGGCGTGACGCTGACCCTGCCCGAAATCACGGCGACGGAGACGGCGGCCAGTAACCTGCCACCGTGGAGGCGAAGCAAATGAATTTCGCAATCAGTAATACAGGAACAGGAGAGGGGCAGGCGCGCCGTGTGGCGGTAGCGGTACAGTACAACGGCACCGACATTTCCACGGACGTGGCCGCGTTCCTAAAATCCTTTTCCGTGACCGAGGAACTGAGCGGCAAGGCGGACAGTGCGGACATTACGCTGGAGGACCGGCCAGGACTGTGGGACGGCGATTGGCTGCCCGACCGTGGCGCAACAATGGAAGTTACCCTCACCGTCACAGACTGGACAGGGAACGGCGACACGGCACAGCTGCCGCTGGGAAAATTCGAGCTTGACGAAATCGAGAACGCCTGCCCGCCGAGTGAAGCGCACCTAAAGATGGTTTCCATACCGAACAACGCGGCCATACGCAGCATAGAGAAAAGCCATACATGGGAAAAACAGAAATTGTCGGCCATTGCCAAAGAAATAGCCGACAATGCCCAGCTGGACTTGTTCTATGACACGGAGGAAGACCCGACACTGGAGCGCGCCGAGCAATCGGAGCAGACCGACCTTTCCTTCCTGCTGAAAATCTGCAACGACGCCGGACTGGCGCTGAAGGTGTCGGACGAGAAAATTATTATTTTCGACGTGCAAAAATACGAGCAGCAGGATCCGGTAGCCATTTTCAGCAAGGGAAGCAGCGCGGTCATTTCGTACAGCGCAAAAACCACAATCCACGAAATTTATAAGGCGTGCCACGTCAAGAGCCAGCACACGAAAAAAGAGCAGCTGATAGAGTACACCTATACTGACCCGAATAAAAAAGAGGGCATGACCCTGGAGGTCAATGAGAAGGTGGAAAGTATCGCCGAGGCGGAAAAGTTGGCAAAAAAGCGGCTGCGTGCCAAAAACCAAGACGAGGTACAGGTGTCCATGACTACGGTGGGCAACTTTGCCTTGCTGGCCTCCAATACCGTCGAGCTGCATAATTTCCACGTCTATGATGGTAAATACATCATCATAAAGTCAACGCACGAAATCAGCAGCAGCGGTTACACGACCAAGATTGATTTAAGGAGGTGCCTAGATGGATATTGACGCGCGCCGCCTCGCACGAAGTATGGTCCGCGTGGGCACGGTATCGAGCACAAACCCCGCCACGATGGCCGCGCGGGTAGTTTTCGAGGAAAAGGACAACATGCCATCGGCGGAACTGCCTGTGCTGACTCGTGGCAGCGGTGGCAATCGTGACTATTGGCTGCCGGATGTGGGCGACCAAGTGGTCTGCCTGTTCCCCGCTAATGATAAGAGCTATACAACGGGATTTATTCTGGGGACGTATTTCACGGAAAAGCACCCGCCAAACGCGGCAACACAGGACGTGCGGCGACTGGATTTCGGCGACGGCAGCTTTATGGAGTTCGACCGGGCAGCAGGGAGCCTGACTATCACATGCACAGGGCCCGTCACTATCAACGGTTCCACCATCAACCTAAATTGACGCGTGCCCGATTCGGGCACAAAGGAGGCGAGCCAATGCCAGCGGCAACACGGATAGGAGACGGAGAGGTCGGCACCTGCGATGTAGGAGCAAAAGACTGCCCGCACACCAGAAGCGGCACAAACAGCACGGCCTCCGGCAACGTCCTTATCAATGGACGCGGTGCACACCGGCTGGGCGACACGGGACCGTGCAACTGTCCCCATGGCGGCACGTTCGCCACGACGGGCGGGTCTGGTTCCGTCTTTATCAACGGGCAGGCCGCTACACGCATAGGCGACGCCACCACCTGCCAAAGCTGTGGCAAGGGCGGCCAGCATGTAGCTGGGAGCGGAAACGTATTTATAGGGGGATAAAACGAATGTCGTTTTTATCGAATGTGGCGGGGAGTTACAAAAGCCGTCTTGACAAAGGAATGGCGGAAAGCAGGATGGGGCTTTTATCGGCCTTGCGCGGCAAATTATCCTCGTGGGGCTTTTCGATGCCGATCGGCAGCCTGGGGAGTATCGTCTTTGAGGTGTCCAGCCGCAAGGTAAGGACATTTAAGGACTTGAAGCGTACCACCAAAGCACGCTATGCCTCGCATGAGATTATCGGACAAAAACCTATTTTGGAATATCTAGGCCCCGACGGCGAGGAGATCAGCTTTACCATGCAATTCTCTTTGTCGCTGGGTGTCAACCCGCAAGAGGAAACCGAAAAGGTGCGGCGACTGTGTGAGCGCGGCGTAGCGATGTATTTCGTACTGTGCAACAGTGTGGTGGGGAGCAACCAATGGGTCATTGAGAGCGTGGGCGAATCCGTGGACACTATCGACAATAACGGCCGCGTAGTGCTGACACAGATAGACGTCACGCTGAAGGAGTACGTCCCGAACATGATGTAGGGGAGGCGGTACGGTGGTAGATGTAGACACCAATCTGGCCGAGGTCAATTTCTCGCCGCCGGATGAAGCGACCGAGATTATCCAAAATGTAAAAACTATCCTGTCCACGTTGAAGGGTACGGTACCGATGGACCGCGAGTTCGGGATAAGCGGGGAGATTATCGACCTGCCTGTCTCAGCGGCACAGGCACAGATGACGGCGGAAATTGTGGACGCCGTGAACAAATACGAGCCGCGCGCACAGGTGGTGTCCGTCAATTACGAGGGCACGGAAACGGACGGGAATGTCGTGGCGAAAGTGAGGCTAAAGATAAATGGAACTTAAAAAACTGCCGTCTTTGACGTTCGCCGACGCTGACCCCGCCACGGTAGAGGAAAACATCCTGACCACGGTGGAGGCCCTGCTGGGGCGCAAACTGGCCCGCGCTGATCCGCTGCGGCTGTTCCTTAACGGTATCGAGGCCGTCATGGTACAGCAACGCCTGTTGATTGATGAGGCGGCTAAACAGGGATTGCTGGCGTATGCCACGGGCGACAATCTGGACCATATTGGCGTGCTGGTAGGAACGGAACGACTCGCAGCCAGCGCGGCCACGGTAACTATGCAGCTGACCCTTTCGGCGGTGCGTGATACGGCCACGGTAATACCGGGCGGGACACGGTTCACGGCTGGAGACGGCGTTATGTTCGCGCTGGACACGGACACCGTGATAACGGCGGGAGAAACCACCACCACGGCGGCGGCCACATGCACGGAAACGGGCACCAAGGGCAACGACTACGCGGTGGGCGAGGTAAAGATTATAGCGGATCCAGTGCCGTTCCTCGCGGCGGCGGTCAATACGACGGCCACGGCGGGCGGCGCGGATGTGGAAAGCGACGATGACTATAGGGCGCGTATCCACGAGGCCCCCGAGAAATTCTCCACGGCTGGCCCTACGGGCGCGTATGAGTATCACGCCAAACAGGCCAGCGCACTGATTACGGACGTGGCCGTGACAAGCCCGTCCCCCGGCTGCGTTGACGTGCTGCCCTTGCTGAAGGGCGGCGTGATACCGGGCGAGGAAATGCTGAAAAAGATAGCCGAGCACCTAAACGACCGCACGGTCCGGCCGCTTACGGACAAAGTAACCGTAAAGGCCCCGGAGACCGTGACCTACAACGTGACGCTTGCTTATTGGATTGACAGGGAAGATGCCACGGACGCGGACACGATACAGAAAGCGGCTGACACGGCGGTACAAGACTTTATCTTGTGGCAAAAGACGCGACTGGGACGGGACATCAACCCGACCGAACTGTATTACAGGCTGCGCGCGGCGGGCGTCAAGCGCGCCGAGATAAACGAGCCTGTGTATACGGCAATCACGCGCGAGCAGGTGGCCATAGCCAACACGGTAAAAGCCACCTTTGAGGGACTGGAAGATGATTAAAGCAATTAAAGGCCTGTCCCTGCTGGATATTTTGCCGGACAGCATATTGCAGGACGAACAGGTCGCGGCGGCGGCCAAGGCACTGGACACCGAACTGCAAAAAGTGACGGCGGCCACCATCGAAGCGCTGCACCTGCCGCGGCTGGACGAACTGCCAGAGACCGTGTTGGACCTGCTGGCCTGGCAATGGCACGTAGATTTTTATGAGCCGCTGGGGATGGACGTAGAGACCAAACGCAAGCTGATTAAACAGTCCATAGCCTGGCACCGTATGAAGGGAACACCGGCGGCCGTGGAGGCTGTGGTTTCGGCGGCGTTCGACACGTCCACGGTGCAAGAGTGGTTTGAGTATGGAGGCCAGCCCTATTATTTCAAAGTGGTTACGGAAGATGTCACCACGGAGAAGGAAAAGCTGGACGGTATGCGCCGGGCCATTGCATCCGTCAAGAACGCGCGGAGTTGGCTGGAGTCTATCGAGTTCCTGCTGCACTTGCAGGACGCCGAAACACCAACCGAAAGCGCCTTGCTGACCGCGTGGGAGGAAATGCTGGGCTATTACCCGTGGCGGGGACATTACTTTAACGGCGCGTACATGTTCAGCGGTTGTGAGACAGCGGGCGGCGCGTGGTTGCATGATGGCCAGCACCTCTTTAACGGGATGACCGACCACACAACGGCCCCAGACAATCTGCGCCCCTATATATTCAATGGTCAGCAATTGTTCGACGGCGGGCGGCGTTTCGTGCCGTATGCCAGCACGGGCAGGATATTCTTTGACACGCTGGAGATAGACCCGCTGACCGACACGGTGGAACCGGAACTGACTGAGGACTACGGCGTGACGTTCGAGTACGACGCGGCAATCCGTTTTGACGGGGCACAGCACTACGGCTGGAACGCACACCCACAAGAAAAGGCGGTGGCTACGGCCACGGCGCTGAGCACTCAGGATAAACTGGCAACCAGCGACACGCCCACCGCGCTGGAGAGCACCATACGGCAGGATGACATTTACCAGCTGCACCGCCTACGCTATTTCGATGGCACGTGGGGCTTTGGCACGCCTATAGCGTTCAACGGCGCGGCATGGTTCGGCGGCGAGTGGCGTTTCGACGCTGCCCCGCCGGTGGCTGACCCCGTAGAGCAGGGACAACGCTTTGACGGTGTCCATACATTCGACGGCGCAGCGACGTTTGATGTACCACACCCGGCGGCACGTTATGACGCGGACACCGAGCAGAACGAGCATGTCGAGACGGCGCAAACCATGAGCATGGGCGACACCATGAGCGAGAGCGAGGCGGCCAGCACCGCCACGTCCCTGCTGACTATTGAGCAACTGGCGGCGCGTGTGTTCGACGGCACCCGCACCTTTGATGGCAGCACCGACCACACCACGGACGGAGCCGAGGCGACGGGCGAGGAACTGAGCACGCACGCGGCGGAACAGTTGGCAACGCCTTATGTTTTTGACGGCACGCTGACCTACGACGGCACCGCCACGGCAGGACGCCACGCGGGGCCGAATGAGGCGGCAGGGCTGACCGTGCAGGCGGGCCGCTGGTTCGATGGCACTATCACGTTCAACGCTGGCGGCGCGCGGCACTTTGACGGTACTACCAGCCACACCGGCAACACCGCGTTCGGGATGGCCCGTGACTGTGGCCGCTACTATGACGGCAAAACGAGTTTTGACGGCTTGACGCGTTACGCGCGAGCCGGTGAAACCTTTGCACTATGGCAATATTCTGCATAGGAGGTAAACATGAACATTGAATTTCAAGAGGAACCACGCCCCCTGCGTGGCTGCGTCCACCTGGAGGTCCGCAAGGCCGGGCGGCTGGTAGAGGTTGAGACGGACCACAACCTTATTGTGGCCGTGGGCCGTGCTAAACTGGCCAAACTGCTGGGAGGCAGCTATACTGGCCACATTACGCAGATTGGCGTGGGTACTGGTTCGGCCGCTGCGGCGGATGGGGACACGGCACTGACCGGCGGCGTTATGATTCCACTGGATTCGACCGAGTACGATGGCGCAAAAGTGAAATTTAACTTTACCATCGGCACCGGCACGGCCAACGGCGTCAACATTCGCGAGTTCGGCCTTTTCTTTGCGGACGGCACGATGTTTTCCCACCGCGTGAGAAAATCCGTCATTGGCAAAGAGGACGACCTGAAAATCACCGGCTATTGGGAGATTTACCTGTAATTTAAGGAGGTACAACAATGGGAGTTTTAACAGAATCTGCAACATGGGAGAACACCATCAATCAGATTGAGACCACCGACCCCGTGCTGGGCGGCGCGGACGGCGTGGTCAACAAGGGACCACGGCAACTGGCCAACCGTACTAAATATTTGAAAGCACACATGGACAGCGTGGAGGCGGCTATGTCCAGTGCAGCGGGCGGCTATGCCAGCGTGGCGGCGCGCCTAGCGCAGCTGGAGAAAACCACGCAGCAGGCCGACTTTAATTTCGCCGGTACGGCGGGCGTGACCGTAACGCACAACATGAACAAAGCGGCCTATATGGTCAATATCGAGGCCGTGGAGCAGACGGGCGGCGATTTGGGCGACGTCTGCGTAGTGCGCGCGGCTAATGCCTTTTCCGTGTACAATACGGGCGGCTTTAAGGGCAAGGGCCGTTATCAGATTACGCTTTAAGGAGGTTACACTATGTTTCATTATCAGGACAAGACGGCGAAAAACATCGCCGTTTCTGTGGACAAGGAAAACCCTGCGCTGCTGGCGATTGCGGCGTTCACGCTGAACGGCGTAAAGGTGCCCGAGCGCAAGCTGGATTTGACCGAATACCAGGGCAAAACGTTCCGTCTGTGGGCCGAGGCCGACGGCAGCTTTTCCACGGCAATCCAGCCGGAGCACTATTGGCTGCTTATCGAGGGGGGAATTCCTGAAAAGAAATATATGTTCGTTGAAACGGGCGAAATGGACGAGAGAGGCGAATCAGTGAAGAAAATGGTGGAGGAGCCGCTGGATCTGAATAGCGTAGATTTCACGGTTTACGCGCTGCCTGAGCAGAAGGAGGACTAACAATGGCAAAAATCAATAACCTTTCTTTGGCTGCCCTGCGCGAGCAGATCAACGCGGCCACGCGCACGGTGGAGATGATGACCGACGACGGCGCAATCACTCAGGCTGTGTTCATTCCAAAATTTACCGTACCGGCTGGCAGCTTCGACGGCGGCGCGTTCCCGAAAGAGGACCTCCACCTGGGTGGCTTTCTGATTGATAAATACCAGGCAAGCCATAAGAAAGCGACGGCAACGTCGAGAGGATGCGGTACGGGCGTAACGGTAACGGCTGAGGACACGGCGAACATCCCCGTTTCCTTGCCGTATAAAGTGCCATGGACGGATATTGACTGGACGAACGCGAAACAGGCATGCGCGAACCGCAAAACGAACGGGCAGGCATGGCACCTGGTAACGCCGAAGGAGTGGGCGACCGTCGTGTTCCTTTCCAAGCTGCTGGGCCACGAAATGCACGGGAACAATAATTACGGATATGATTACCGAGACGGCGGAGCATGGGAGAACCAGGCGGTGCCGGACCAGGTACAGGGCGGACGCGTACTGACCGGAACGGGCCCTGTCTCGTGGGCGCATAACGGCATGGCGGACGGCGTCTTTGACATGTGCGGTAACGTATGGGAATGGATCGACATGCTTATCCAGGATGGCGTATACACGCACAAAAAGAGCGCGCTTATCAATGATAGCGACGGCATAACGGCGACCGACACGGTTATCGAAATTGACACGATGAAGGATCCGGAGAACTGGCCGGAAACTGGCATGGTCCAGATTGAGGATGAGCTTATCGCGTATGGTAAGATTGATTACCATGGCAACAGCCACGCGGTACTGTCCAGCTGTTCCCGCGGGCAGAAATCGACGAAAGCCGCAACGCACGCCAATGACGTGAAGGTCTACCAGTTGACTGAGTATTGTATTACGCCGGGCGGCGTGACGGGGCACATTGCTGGGGGCGTTGACGCATCCACTACTACGATTACTTGCAGCACGATCGTAAACGGCCCGGGCTCCAATGGCTTCTCTGTAGGCGATACGGCACAGATTGAAAGTGAAAAGGTAAAAATCACCGGAGTAAGCGGAAACAAACTGACCGTACAGCGCGGCTATAACAGCACAGCTGCAACGCATGGCGCCGATGCAGCAATCGTAAAGGATTCGGCTACAAGTGGATGCATGACGACGATGAGACCGGAGAAGGATTTGGAGAACATGGCCCTGCCGAACCGTATCGACACACAGACCGGCGACTGGTGCGATGGTTTCTGGATTGACAACAATGGCACGCGTGCTGCGATACGCGGCGCGTACTGGCGCAGTGGTTCCAATGCCCGTTCCGGGGCGGCGTTGTACCTGTATGATGCGCCGTCGGCTCGCTGGAACTACATTGGGTTCCGTGCGGCTTTGTCCGTGGAATCTGAAATCTGACAGCTTAAAATCTGACGCCCGGGCGATAGCCTGGGCGCGGATAAAATCACATGATGAACGACTTAAAGATAAAATCGAAATGCGAGGATATGATTTTATACAGCGAGAACAAGCTGCGACAATATCCACGCTATGAAAAGCGTAACGGCGGATTGGTAGACGTTACGCGCGCGGCCCAGCTTGAATTATTGCGGCTTATCGTAGTTTGTAACCATAAGTTTTACAAGAAAACGACGCTACAAGAGGTGGACACGCAACTGGATTTAATTAGGACATTTATTCGGCTGGCTTTTCGACGCAGATTCATCAACGCGAAAAGTTACGAAATATGGTCGGCAAAGGCCGACGAAATCGGCAGAATGATAGGCGGATGGATGAAAGCCGCAAAAGAAAAGAAACCGGATAAATGATACTTAATAGGGGATGACCTGATTTTGGCACGCGTGCTGCGAAACGCGGCGCGAACTGGAACAATGGTTCCAATGCCCGTTCCGGGGCGGCGTTGAACCTGAATAATGCGCCGTCGAATCGCTGGAACAACATTGGGTTCCGTGCGGCTTTGTCTTAATTAGTTGAAGGCCTGGAGCCTAATGGGCTGTAGGATGTAACAGACAAAGGAGGCCAGACCCTTCTTTCCTGAATAGAAAGGGGAGGAAAAATATAAACCACCGCGCCGAGTTAGTAGGTAGAGAGGCCGAACATCCGGCGCGGTCTATTTCGCCATGAAAACATATAACAATCTTTACCCGCAAATATACAGTTTCCATAATTTGTTTTGGGCGTTTGAAAAGGCACAGCGCTGCAAGCGCGACCGGCCGCCGGTTATGAAGTTTCGGCAGAATTTGGAGCCTAATTTGTTCCAGCTGCAAGAAGAATTGATATATAAAACCTATCGGCCGGGCGAGTATCGGTGCTTTTACGTATACGACCCCAAAACGCGGCTGATTATGGCCGCACCGTTCCGCGACCGCGTAGTGCATCACGCTTTGTGTAATATCATCGCGCCCATATTTGAAACGCGCTTTATCCATGATTCGTATGCTTGCATACAGGGGCGCGGCGTGGACGCTGGCGTGGAGCGCGTGGTCGAGTTCCTGCGTGAGGCCGAGCGGCAGCATGATAAAGTCTATTGCCTGAAGTGCGACGTATACCATTATTTTCGTGAGATACGCCACGACACCCTGCGCCGGTTGATGTATCGGCGGATAAGGTGCCGCGAAACGCGCTGGCTGTTTGACGTTATCCTGCAAAGCGCTTATGACCATGAGGACCACGGCCTAGTCGGTATACCTGTGGGCAACCTGCCGAGCCAGCTGGCGGCCAATATCTATTTAACACCGTTCGACAGATGGATAAAACAGGATAAGCGGGAGCCGTTCTATATCCGGTATATGGATGACTTTATCGTTCTGTCTGAGGATAAAAAGCACCTTCACGCCTTGCGTATGGAAATCGAGACTTACTTATGGGAGAACCTACGGCTGAGATTGAACAGAAAAACGGCTGTTTTCCCGATAACCCAGGGGATTGATTTTCTGGGCTACCGGATATGGCCCTATAAAAAACTTTTGCGGAAACAGTACGTCAAGCGTATAAAACGGATGGTTAAATGTTTTGAAAGGGAATATAGGGAGGGGAGGAAAAGCCGTGAAGAAATACAGCAAGTACTAGCCAGTTGGCACGGTAGGGCTGCCCGTGCCAACGTGCCGCACCTTCGAGGGAGAATCGCGGAACGGGTAGGAAAAGAGTTCGGGATAGAACTATGAGAGGAGGAACACATGGGCAAACTGAAAAAATGGAAATATAAGCCTTTATCGGTATTGTGCGCGGCGCTGCTGATTGCGTCGGCGGGGAGCGGCACGGCGGGAGCCGGAGCCAGAATCGGACACGATAAATTCGACCACGCCGTAACCTGCTACGGTATCGAATTAACACTGGCAGAACGTAAACCGTTCAAAAGCTGGAAGCCGTGGCAGAGAACCCTTTTCACCGTCGGCGTAATTGGAGGCGGGAAAGAGTGGTACGACAGCCGCCACCAGGACAAGCACGACGCAAGCTGGGGCGATATCGCGGCGGACGCCGTGGGAGCGATCGGCGGCGAATCGGCCCTGTGGCTGATCCATAAATCCTTTTGATTGAAGGTGGAAACATGGATACAAGCGATTTCATGCTGAGCCTATCGGAGAGGATCGCGAGGATTGACGAACGCACGAAACAGATCCAGGACGATTTGAAAGGGCTGCCGGACCTGCGCGAACGAATCACGGCCGTGGAGCAAAGGTCAAAAAGCAACACGCACCGCCTGGACGGGCTTTATAAAGAGGCTGTTTTATTGGCTACTGTTGCGTCGATTATCGTTAATATTTTGACACCATTCGCAAAAGCAATTTTTGGGGGCTGAGCCATGAAAGAGAAATTTTTACAGTTTACGAGCTGGGCACAGAAAGAGTGGCTGGCGATCGTCATTTTTATGACCGTCGTAACCCTCTTTTTTTTGTGCCTTGTTTTGCTTTCATGGATTGCGGGATATTGGCTGAAAGCGTTGTACGGCCTGCCGTTCGAGCTTAATTCCTGTTGGCAGGGCGTTACGGCCGTAGGCGCCGCGCTGGGGCTGATTGCAGCGCTGGCAAAGGCAGCGTGGTCAAAATACGCAACAGATAGCCAGTACAACAGCGCGGCAGGCGTGCGGCCCTACACGGACAGGGGGCGGGCACATGAACAATCTTGAGTGGCTGGCAGGCTATAAAGCATTTCTGTTATTCGCTTCATGGGCACGGCGCCAC